CTAAAAAATCTCCTGTTTTTTTTGAAGCAATTGCAGATGCTTTTCAGCCAGCAGTATCAAATGGATTATTTGTTGGACCCATACCGCTGGGAACTGTTCGCACAGAAACTGGATATAAACCAGGGTCAGATGCGAGTGCGAGTGCGGGTGTAGGTGTAGGTGCGGGGAGAACTAATTTTATAACAGGTAGTGTAGTTGCAAAACCACCAACCCCAAACTTACCAGTAACAGTTTCTCCTCCACCACCACCAATTAAAACTGCAACATTAGATATTATATTATTTGATGAAGAATCAGTTCCTATAGATGGAATGTTTGATCAAATATTTGAAAATATTGGTGGACAGGAATTAATTAGTATAACAAGGTCTGACATTGTTAATGGACAAAAAATATCATATCAACCAATTAAAAACCTTTCAGCCATTCAACAAAGGTATAATTCAAATAATATCCTTAGCCTACAACAAACCGCAGACAAGTTTTTTGCTGGATTTTCAATTAAACTAGAAGACAAAATTCCAGAAATTGGCAACGGCACTGATGGACAAAACGTATACCTTAACGCAACAGGAGACTTGGTTATTGAATTTATTAACATAAATCCTGATGAGCAAATAGAAACACAGATTAGCGTAAGTGGTACAATATATGAAGCAGATCTTGGAGACTATACCTCATGATAACTAATACTGGTAAATCTATTATTGCAAAATATTTACTTGGTCAGGCTCCTGCCTACGCCTCGTATATTGCTATTGGTTGTGGTGCTACACCATTGGATACCTCCGATGAAATTGGCGACTATTCAACAAAAACAAATTTAGATTTTGAAATGTTTCGTGTTCCAATATCTTCTAGAGGTTTTGTAAACGAAGACGGTGTAGATAAAATTGTTTTAACAGCAGAACTACCAACAGAAGAAAGATATGAAATATCTGAAATTGGAATATATTCTGCAGGTTCTAATCCTTCTGCGGGAGCGTATGATAGTAAAACAGTTTTTGCGTTTACGCAAACAGAAAATTGGCAATATGTAACAGCAGCATCTGCAGTAGCAATTGATACAGAGTCTAATGCGTTGGATGCCCCAAACTATGACAACATTATTGCTATAGCAGATCCAGTATTTCAAACAAGCGCAGACAATCCAATATTTTTTAAATCACCAAGAGTTGCAAGATATGAAAGACCAAGATTTTTAAATAATGTAATTATGATAAAAGGCAATGAGGCTGATCTTGATATTGAATCAGATAGCGGTCCAACACAAGATACTTTTGAAATAGGAGCGGGATCTAACTATATTAGATTAAGCGGAACAACAGTTGATTTTACAAAAAATTCTCCAACAGATCAACTAAGACTAGCATTCTCAATAGTAAATAGAGACGGAACCTATGGTTCTGGCACTCAACCAGAAAGAGCCAGAGTTTTAGTTTCATTTGAAAATACAAGCGGAACACAATTTGCAAGACTTGAAGCAGAGGTTGCTGACGATAGTAGTGGTGGACAATATGATTTTGCTACAGAAAGATACTTTGTAGTAACAAAACAACTTCAACAACTATATAGAACGTCTGGATTTGATTGGAATAATGTTTCTGTAGTTAAGATATACGCATGTGTTATTGATGGAGTTAATCCATCGGGCAACTATTATGTAGCCTTAGATGCTTTAAAACTGGAAAATGTTGCTACAGTAAATCCACTTTATGGACTAACAGGATATTCGGTAATTCAAACTTCTGGTGCAGCAACAGTGGTTAAGAGTCCTAATACTAACAACTATGTTGAGTTTAGATTTTCAGTAGATCTTTCTAGCGGAAATAATTCATAATGGCTGATGCAGGAATTAAAAAAGTTATAATTAAAAAAGCCTCTTTGCCTGCACTAGATCATGATAAAGTTGGATACGTTTTTAGATACAGAGTTGTTTCTGAAGATAAAAACAGAACTTCTCAATGGTCTCCAATAAATCTTGTACTAGATGACTCAATCACTGCTGTTGCTGGAGCCGTACAGGTTTCAGCCTCAGTTATTAGTGCAGTATGGGGAGATGAATTAAATAGACCAAAGTATGATGTTTTTGTTGGATTTGATGGGGCTACAGCAACCTACCATGGCACAACACCAATTCATTCATATCAATTTATTAAAACTGGAACTACAAATGTACGTGTAATCATTCAAGTTGAGTCATCTGAAAAAACACTAAATGCCAATTTGCAAATATACAATTCTGGCTTAGTTTCTTTGGTATAATAAAATAGGAGGAATAAATGGCAAAAGTACCACTACCAGAAAGAGGGCAACCTCTTGATGTTACATATTTATATCAGTTAATTGAGGCTGTTAATGACCTTTCCACAAATGTTGCTTCTAAGCAAACAAGTAAAACAATTATTGATACAGCAAGTGCGGGCAAAGCAGAGGTACAAACCTCTAATACAAGAATAGTAGGCGGTTTGGTTGAAGTTGCAAACAACTCTACAGTTTCGGCGGGTAACGAAAGAACATTTACCTATGACTTTAAAGATTTTAAATACCCACCAATAGTATCAGCAACTCCAGTAAACACTGGACAAACACCAGCAGGACAAAACGTAAATATTGTTTTAAAAAGCGTTACAGAAACAAGAGTAGAGGGTGTTGTAAGGTTTGGGGCTTCTGGCGACCTATCTTTATCAGTGCATCTAGTAATTGTTGGCATTCCAAATTAAAGACAAACCTAATGATTTATTGTAAAAAATGTAAAGGTAGAACTTTTGTTGATAGGCAGTACAGCAGTATGCAACATATGGAAACATATTGTCTGGTGTGTGGAGTTAGAAAATTTTTTCATCCCCCAGCAGAAAGCGAAGAAGGCAGATGGTTACTAGCAAAGGAATTATCCAGAGCGAAATCTACAATAGCGAAACTGTAATAAAAGGAAATAAAAAAATATGGTTTCTTAACGGCGACCTTGTAAGGCTACATCATAGTTCAAGATCTACTGGAATGGTTTCTGTTTACAATATTACTAAAGATAGACTTGAAACATGTCTCCGTTCTGATTTTAGAAAAAACAGAGAACGTGCATACACTGTTGCTGAGACTGCTAAGTTAATTAATCGTCACAGAAAATATATGCCAAAATTAATGAAAACTGGAATGATACCAAAACCAATTGGAGCAAGATTAAATGGTGAAAGAGGTTGGCAAATTAGATCATATTATTCAGAAAGCATGGTAAGGGACATTCGTGCTATACTGGCTACTATACATATAGGACAACCAAGAAAAGACGGACTTATAACAAATAATATGACACCTACAAGCCAAGAATTGACACGGCGAATGGGAGACGGTATACTTACATATACGAAGACAGAAGACGGAAGATTTATTCCTGTTTGGGCAGAAAACATTTAATAATAGAAATGGTGGGGTAATGGAAAACGAAAATACAAAAATATCGGTAGCACTTGGATATACACTTAATCTGGGAAACTTTCAGTCATTGAGGTTTGATTTTGGAGTAGTTGATTCTAAGCGTGATGACGAAAACACAGAGCAGGCTTTTGAAAGAATTTATAAATTTGTTGAAGAAAAGTTAACAGAAAAAGTTAAAGAAGCCGAGTCAGAGGCCGACAGTAACGAATAATGACTGAACGCAAAGACCGTATGGCTTTGCTCAGTAGATACAATAAGTTGCATCTACAAAGATATGAAGCCAAAAGCAACATGAATCTTAATGTTGAACAATGGGCTGCAGATGCCCTCGTTGAATCTTACGGAATTTCTCAATGTTATGATTTATTAGATTATTATTTTAAGATAGCAGAAAGTCCTACTTGGAATTATTTTGCATACAATGCAGAAAAAATTCTTAGTGGTAAAATAGAAGTAGAGCAAGATATTAAAGAACGAGAAGAACGAAGAAAGTTAGCAAGGAAGTGGATTAGTGAATAATACAGAAGCAAAGTTAATAACTGCAGTATTAAACGATAAACAAGTCCACGTATTACTGCAAGCAAATGTTGACAACCTTTTAAGAACCCATAACGATGTCTGGGAATTTATTAGACTATACTCAGAAAATAATCAATCAGTTCCGCCAGCATCTTTAGTTGTAGAAAAATTTAGAGACTTTGTACCAGTAGAAGGTGTTGGTGCAACAAAGCATCACCTTGAAGAATTACAAACAGAATACCTCAATGATAGCCTTAAAGACATTTTACGTAATGCAGCATCTGAAGTTCAAGGCGGAAATGGATCAAAGGCTCTTGAACATATTATTACAAAAACATCAGAATTAAAAAAGAATACTGCTGCAATAAGAGATATTGAAGTAACAGATCTTGAGTCAGCAATTGCATACTTTGAGAATGTAAAGAAAATGCAAAGCCTAGGTCACATTGGAATTAAAACAGGTTTGCCAGGGTTTGATAACTACTTACCTTCTGGAATCATGCCAGGACAATTAGGAGTCTTCCTTGCATATCCAGGTATTGGAAAGTCTTGGTTGGCTCTGTACTTCGCTGTACAGGCCTGGAAGCAGGGTCGTAGCCCACTTATCATAAGTCTTGAAATGTCTGAAACAGAAGTTCGTAATCGTGTATTTGCAATTATGGGTGAAGGCTTATGGTCTCATCGTAAACTTAGTAATGGCGAAGTAGAAATTGAAATGCTTAAAAAGTGGCATGCAGATAAATTAGAAGGCAGGCCAGAGTTTCACATTATCTCTAATGATAATGGCGGAGATTTAACTCCTTCAGTTATACGTGGAAAGATTGATCAGTATAAACCAGACTTTGTTGTTGTTGATTATCTACAATTAATGTCACCAAACCAAAAGGCTGATAGTGAGACAGTACGTATGAAAAACCTTTCACGAGAACTTAAACTTATGTCTATTAGCGAAGAGGTTCCTATTATTGCTATTTCATCTGCTACTC